CCGTGGGTGAAGTTGGTCATGTCTGTTTCTCCTGCCTCGTTGTGTATGTCTCTATAATAGACCCTTCCTGACCTATGGTCAACACACTGGGCGAAAAAAAGCGGCATTTTGTGGTCGATTCTTTTCATAGCAGCCGGATATACGTTAATCACTAACTTAAGATGCTGTAAGTCCTTGATTCTACTGTCATTTATGACTTTCATATATATATATCAAAGATAGTATAGACACACCCGTTTTCGACCAGACACAAAAACACCCCCTTTCGGGGGTGTCTTAGGGAAGAAATCTATTTAACTAGGAAAGTCGCAGGCTGTTGATTCTGTTACGCTTTTAGCTCTACTTTCGTAGCGAACTGCCTGTTACGAAATGATATTTAAAGAACCTAACGTGCTGTTTCGCTTGGGTTTTAACCATCCTAGCCCCACCAAACCACCAGCGCAACCCCTGGCACAACATCTTTCCCCTGTGCTATTCTTTTGGCTCGCCAACCCAAGGAGCCAAGCATGCTACCCCTCAAGGAAATCCGCGACCGCCTCAAGACCGCCAGCGTGGCAGAAGTCAGCCGGGCGACTGGGCTCAGCTATAACACCGTGCGCAACGTGCGCGACGGCATCCAGGCCAATCCGACCATGCGCGTCATGGAGTCCCTGAGCAGGTACTTCGCATGATGCTGTACAACGACTTCATCGAATCCAACGTTCGCATCTTCCCGCTATGGGGCGCGACGGCTGGCGCCTGCGACTGTGGCAACCCCGACTGTGAGGCCGTCTACAAACACCCCCGCGCAGCCAACTGGCAGCACTCGCCAGAGTGGAGCGAAGACCAGATAGAAGCCATGGAGGAGTCAGGTCAGTTCGATACCGGATATGGCGTACTGGTCTATGGGTTGCTTGTAATCGACGTGGACGAGCGCAACGGCGGGGCCGCATCCTACGCCAAGCTAGTGGAGAACGTCCCGCATGTGGCCTCTGCGGGCCTTATTGTGCGCACTGGCTCGGGTGGCGAGTCCAAGCACCTGTACTTCCGGCTCCCCGAGGATGCCGCGCTGGTGCAAAGCCATGTGGACTACCCTGGTATCGATTTCAAGTCCAGCGGCTACGTGGTCGGCCCCGGCAGCTTGCACGCCAGTGGTAACCGCTATGAGGTACTGCATGGCGACCCTAGCGATATCGACCAAGCCCCCGCCGCCCTGGTGGACATGCTGAGAAAGCCAGAAAGGCACCGCGCCAGCGTCAACGGCTCCATGGTGGATGTCAGCAATGGCGATCTGCGCAACATGCTGGACTGTATCCCGAACACCGGCAGCACCGATTATGAGCAGTGGATTCGCATCGGCATGGCGCTTCACCTCGTTACCAGTGGCGACGAAGAAGGGTATCAGCTATGGGAAGAGTGGTCGGCCAAGGGCGATAAGCACAACCCTGGCATGATGCCGAAGAAGTGGCATAGCTTTGGGAAGAGCGCCAACCCTGTGACCTTCGGCACCCTGGCCCACTATGCCGAGGATGCCGGCTGGGTGGCCCCCGTCGAGTTTACCTCTGATATCCATTGGGAAGACCCAGAACCGGAAGGGACTCCGTCCCTGTCCACTGAAGGCGTGGACCTGCTAAGGCCGCCCGGCTTTGTGGGGCAGCTTGCCGCCTGGATCAACAAGCGCAACCGGCACCCCCGGCAAAATTTGGCAGTGGCCGCCGCCCTTGCGACTATATCCAGCGTGGCAGGCATGCGCTATGTGGACCCGCTGGACGGGATCACCCCTAACCTGTTCCTGTTTGGCGTGTCCGGCTCTGCCACTGGCAAAGAGTCGATCCTGAAAAGCCACCAAGAGCTGCTGAAAGCGGCGGGCGTGTCGCCGGCTGTACATGGCGGCCTGAAGTCAGAACAGGAAATCTACCGAAACTTGGTCAGGCATCAGGCTGCGCTGTACGTGATTGACGAGCTGGGCGAGACGTTTGCGAAAATCATGTCGGCCAGGGCCAGAGGGGGGTCCGCTCCGTACCTTGAGGGCATCGTGGGTGCGCTCCTGTCGATCTACAGCAAAGCGAACAGCCATGCTTTGATCACTGGCGACTTGAAGGAGGAGGTAACCAAGGCACTACGTGCCGAGCTGGCAAGTGTGACCAAGCAAGTGGACAGCAACCCCACCGAAGCCATGGAAGCCCGGCAGACGAACCTGATACGCCAGATAGACGGTATCGACAACGGACTAGAAAACCCCTACCTGTGCCTGTTCGGCCTGACCACGCCGGAACGCTTCGACAAGCTCATGGATGCCGACATGGCCGCCAACGGCTTTATGGGCCGCTCGCTGATCTTCCGCGAGCTGGAAGACAACCCCAAGTCGAAAAACCGCAAGGACTGCGCCAAGCCCCACGTTCCCGACGCCATGGCGGCCACTCTGCGCAACTTGTATGCCCCTGGCTACAGCGAGACGGGGGATAGGGTGGAGCGAATCGGGAACGTCGTGGAGATACCCACACGGCCCGATGCCGAGGCCATGCTGGACGAGATCGAGTATGCCTTTTGGGAAATGGCCGAAGGGGTCAAGGAACGCTCCAACCTTACGCCCATTCCCAGGCGCGGCTATGAGCAGGTAGCAAAGATCAGCATGACGCTAGCTATCCCCGAGGGCCTGCGCACCGTGGAGCATGTCCGCTGGGCCTATGCCATGGTCCTGCGGGACGTGGACGAGAAGATGAAGCTGGCCATGTCGAACAGCACCGAGAACAAGGAAGACGCCTTGATAGGCAAGATTCTCGGCCTGGTGACCAAGGACCACGGAGAGACGCTAGGGCGCATCCGCAACAAATGCCGTGACTACCGCAAGGAAGACGTAGACAAGTGCGTGGAACGGCTGGAAGAGGCCGGCAAGCTGTCCAAGGTCGAGAACAAGCCGAAGCGAGGGCGCCCGTCGATAAAGTTTTTTGCGCGATAGAGGTTGACAATATTTTGGCATAGGGCTAGAGTAAGCAGGGCAAGACAGAGAGACCACAGCTACCCAATGAGGTAACCGAAATGAGCAGCATCCTTTCCCAAGCTAGCAAGCCGCAAGACCGCGCCGTTATTGCCACCATCACGGGTGATGCGGGCGTCGGCAAGACCCGGCTGGCAGCCACGTTCCCCAAGCCGATTTTTGTGCGCGCAGAGGATGGCATGCAGTCCATCCCCGCCGCTGAGCGCCCCGACGCTCTGCCGGTCATCGCCAAGGTCGATCAAGTATGGGAACAGCTAACCGCACTGATTCAAGAGGAGCATGATTACCAAACGGTCGTTGTTGACTCCGTGACCGCCCTTGAGCGTCTGTTTGTGCAACACGTAGTCGAGACGGACACCAAGCAACCCAAGAGCATCAACCAGGCGTTAGGCGGGTATGGCGCCGGCATGCGGGCGGTAGGCGCGATGCACCAGCGCATTCGCAAGGCTGCCGGCCTGCTAAATGCTAAGGGCATCCATGTGATTTTCATTGCCCACGCCGAAACAACCACCGTTGAGCTGCCCGACCAAGACCCTTACACCCGATACGATTTGCGCCTGGGCAAGCATAGCGTCCCGCCCTACGTGGACGATGTGGATTTGGTCGGCTACCTGCGGCTGGAAACCTTCACCAAGGGGGACGGCGAGCGCAAGAAGGCTATCAGCGACGGCACGCGGATTCTCACCACGTACACCACCGCTGCAAACGTCAGTAAGAACCGCTATCACATTACCGACGACTTGCCAGTTCCGGAAGGCACAAACCCGCTTGTCGATTACATTCCGACTTTGAAGCAGTAAACCCCCACAACCGAAACGAGGATTACGATTATGTCATTCTGGGACATTGGTGGCGAAGACCTGACCAAAAACGCAGGCAACTATGAGCAGGAAGGCGGCAGCATGACGCCGATTCCTGACGGTACGCAAGTGCTGGCGCTGATCGATGAAGCCAAATGGGATGCCTTTCAGGAGGGTGACGATTACATCAGCCTGCGATGGCAAGTGATGGCGCCGGCTGAATTCAAGAACCGGAAAATCTTTCAAAAGCTTTGGGTGCTGGGCAACAACCCCAACCAATCGGATGCCGAAAAGCGCACCGCGCAAGGCGTAAAGGCGAAAAAGATGTTGGCCGCTATCGACCACAACGCCGGGGCGAAGCTGCTGGCAAGTGGCGAGGCGCCGACTGACGACAGCATGGCGCGCTGCATCACTAATAAGCCGATGGTCTTGAAGCTCAAGGTCTGGGAAATGGAAATACAGGGAGAGAAGAAAACCGGAAATTGGATCGCAGCGGTTAGCCCGCGCAACGCGGATGCGAAGAAAGCCGCCCCGGCTGCGGCTCCTGCACCAGCAGACGAGGAAGAGGGTGACGACGATCTTCCCTTCTAGCAACCCTGGCCGCTTTCGGGCGGCCTACTTTTCCCAATGTGGAGAATATGACGATGATAAAGCAGGGCACAAAAGAGTGGCATGAACAGCGCAAAGGTCGCGTTACAGGTTCGAATGTCGGCGCCATTTTGGGCATGAATCCCTATAAGACGGAAGACGATGTGCTACGCCAAATGGTACGCGAGTACCACGGGGCAGAGCGAGAGTTCAAGGGGAACGTGGCGACCCAGCATGGGTCATTCCATGAATCTGGCGTTCAAGCCGAATACACCATGGAGACGGGAAACAAGGTCAAAGAGTGCGGTTTTTTTGTCCATCCCGAGCATGACTGGCTCGGCGCCAGCCCTGACGGCTTGCTAGATAGCGTTGGCCTCATCGAGATAAAATGCCCATTCAGTCAGCGAGACAAAAACCCTCCTACGTTCAAAAGCGCCGAAGAACAGCCGCACTACTGGGCGCAAGTGCAGATTGAGATGGCTTGCACAGGCCGCGCATTCTGCCACTTTTACCAGTGGGCGCCGCATGGCACTCGCTTGGAAATCATATGTATCGACAACGGCTGGCTTTCGTGGGCCATCCCTGAGCTAAAAGCCTTCCATAAGCGCTACCTTTCCGAGCTGGACAATCCCGACTACCTTGCGCCTAAGCGTGTCGAGATCGAAACTCTGAAGGCCGAAAAGCTGGTTCAGGAATACGCCGAGCTTGCCGACGCTATCGACCGCGCCAGCGAGCGAAAAAAGGAAGTGCTGGCAGAGCTAATCAAGATGGCAGGCGATAAAGACGCCCTTATCTGCGGCCACAAGCTGACCAAGGTAGAGAAGAAAGGCAGC